AACCCAATTCCATTCATATGTTTCCGGGTCTCTAATAAAAAATTGGTCTCCATATTTACATGTATTTCTAAATATTCTCCAAATACGTTTATCCCAATCGTTTAGATTATTCCATTGTTCTAATGCTTTTTCTAATAATGCTACTTCAGTTTCTGTTGAATCTTCTTTCCATTCGACTTCAAATGGTATATTTGTTTTATCTACAAATTGTGTCGAAAATTCAGCAATAGTATCTAAAGCCGCATTAACTTCAGAATCTATATCCATTTGGTCGTATTGAACATAACGTTCAATTCTATTAGGTTGTCCTGTATAAACTTCAGGTAACCAAGAACCAAATTTACTTGCACTTGTATGTGATTGTCCTACTTTTTTAGTATTACCGAATTGGTATACTGTAAAATGTTTTTTCCAGCTCATATATTATCCTATAGTAATATTTATATTATATGCTCTTATATGTGTTTTGTCAACCATTTAATAATTTCTCCCAGGAGGGCCTATAGCCGGGCTTTGTGTTCTGGTTATCTTTGTTGTTTCTATAGCGGTAGATGCTGATGCACCAGCAATTACATCTAATTTTGTTCCATGATCTACTAATAATTTTTGTATTTTTGTTAATTCTAAATATTGAGGATCTGTTTTGGCTTTTTCCATGTTTATAATTTTTTGTTGTTCTTGTGCTAATTTTTGACCTTGCGTATATTCGTTACCATGTTCGCCCATACTTTCTTGCATTGTAGTAAAAATATCTTCTCTACCAGTTACTTGTTCTGCCGCTTCGCCACCCCATTTGTAACCATAATAACCACCGAGTGCAGTTCCTAATATCGACATTAATGGTCCGCCACCTAGCATTCCTACAAGGCCACCCATCAACATAGAACCGCCCATACCGCCGCCACCTTTTCCTAAAGTTTTAATTGCAATATCTTTTCTTCTTTTATCTCTTAATGCGACCGCATCTTTATATTCTTGCGAATCTTTATTTACGTCAGCACCACCCCATTGTGCATTAAATTCTGATTCTGATCTTTGTAATTCTTCATAACCTTCCATCATTGCTATTCCAATGGAAAATATACCTGATAATGTACCACCTTTCATTCCTGTTATGGCTTTACTCGCAGTTCCACCTGTAATAGATTTTATGGCTCCTTTAGTTGGTGTAAATTTTCCAGTTTTGGGATCATATTTGTAGTCCAAACCGGAATTAGGATCTGTAAATATATTGTTCTTTAGCTCATATGTTTGTCCTCCTCTTAATACTTTATTTCCTTGACCAACCGTTGCGGAACCTAATTGTGACATAGCCAAACTACTAGCAAATTTATTTTGGTTTGCCATAGATGTTCCTGATTGTGGAAACATTTTATTAACATTAGGTAGCATTGAAGCACCTGCTCCCATCGCCAAAAATTGCCAAGGATTGTCCAATAACATTTTTCCGATAGTAGCCGAAGCGGCTAATCCTTCACCTTTTGCCGCTTGCCCTATTGCAGTTGTAAATTGTCCAACTGATTCAATTGCTTTTTTAAGTGCAGGTTGAAGGGCCCCTCCCTCTCCAACCATTGCATTAGTTACTCTTAACATTCCTTGTTGTAAATCTGTTGTTACTGTAACTACTGCTTCATTTGCTTTTAATAATTGGGCTCCTTCTTTCAATCGTAATTTTGCTTGATGTCGAGATTCGGCAGTAGTAGTTCTAGCTTCAGATAACATACGACCTGCTGTTTGTAAAGATTCATGTTGAGTTGCTAATAATTGAAAATTTTGAGTGTCATATGATTTTACTGATTGTTCTAATGCTTTATGAAATTTACCAAACATTGCAGGGTCTATTGCTTCTCCAGATCTTGCCATTTGATCTAAAACAGCACCTGCTGGTCCTAACATAGCCATAAATTCTGCACCTGCTTCTGTTGCTTCTAGACCTCTACCTTGTGTTTGAGCTTGTATCCATGCATCAATCATCGAATCTGCATTTTCTCCATATCGAGATTTCATTTCATTTGTAATTAATGCTAAATTCTTTTCAAATGTTTCTGCCGCACCTTCTTCGCCTTTCATTCTAAGCATCATAGCATACGTTGATGCATCAGTACGATTTAAATTTTCTATTTGGGCTTTCATTAAATCTTTGCGATTTCTACCTGTATCGTAAGCATAGGCGGCAGTTTCTTGGGCTAGTGCTTTAAAATTTGCGGCTAAATTTACAGCAGAGTTCTGTGCTAATACTCCTCGTTTTCGATCAGTTTCTAAATATTCTGCTAAGAAAGAATTTACTTCTGTTACTGTAAATCCAAAATTACCAAATTCTTTCATGCTATCTCTTGCTGTTTTCGATATTAATCCAAATGCAAAAACACCAGGTCTGACTCCTTGATCTAATAAGTCCTTATGTGCCTTTGTCATATCCATAGTAGTATCATTAAGGTAATTTAAAGTTACTGCATTTGATCCTGCAATTCGTTCTAATTCACTTAATGGCACATTAAAACTACTAATTGCTTCTCCTGTATTAATAATAGATGTTCCTAATCCCATACCTACATCTGTTAATCTGCGTTGAGAATCGGCAAATTCTCCTACAACTTTTGTTGCTAATGCTATCCCTTGGCCAAGGCCACCTGGCATCATACTTAATGCATCACTAATACCTTTTCCTGATATCATTGAACCAGCCATTCTCATAATTTGTGGCATTTGTTGAGCGAAAGCCCCAGATGCTCTTTTTTGAGCAGATAACATTTCTTTATGCTGAGCTTTCATTTGATTTAATGTCTGAAGATTGGTTCTATGTTGGACTGCCTGCATTCGAGACATTCTTCCAGTATTAGATGCTGTCTCTGTATCTCTAGCTAATTGAGCTCTACTTACATTTGATCCTGTAACAAGTGTTTGGTTAATTTCTCCTAAGGCCTGGATACGTTCTGCTTCTTGACTAGAAAGAACATTTAATACTTGTTGTAATGTGTAATCTGTAGCAAAATCAGGTATTTCTACTGAGCCTACGCCTGGAAGTTGTATAGATGCCATGAATTTCTGCCTATAAATAGAGTTATATATATTTATTAAGGAGGAAAATGCCCGAAGATGCAAATGTTATATTAAACGAGTTTTATGACATTAATGAATCAAAAGAACAAGTAGAACAATTTATAGAAAAATATAAAGACAATCCAGAAGCAGAACCTGTATTAAAAATAGCAAATCAAGCATTAGATAATTTTTCAACAACTCCCAAAAAACAGATTAAAAAAGAAAAAATTGAGCGAGAGACACCTGTTTCAGGTGAGGGTGGAAAAACAGTTGAATCAAAAAAACATAATGTGCGACATACTGTTTTAGAAACTAATTCTTCTAATCCGTTAATGCAATATCATAGACCTCCCGGAGTATATGTAATATTACCTAGTAATGGTAACTTTTATACTATACCTCCTAAGTTATCAAACTTAAATGAAATTTTAGTAAGACCTATGACTGCAAGAGATGAATTATTATTCAAATCTCCGGATATTTTAATGAACGGTGAATCATTAATTGAAGTAATGAAATCGTGTGTACCAGATATTGAAAATCCAAATGATATTCCTGGACCAGATTTTAATGTTTTAATGTTAGCAATACGACTAGTAACATATGGGAAAGAATTAGCTTATAGTGGTTTGTGTACAAAATGTAATACATCTACCGAATTTAATGTAGATATAGAATTTTTATTAGATACACAAATAACAGGTCTCGAAAAACAATATAAAATAGTAATAGGCGATTTAACTGTATATGTTAAACCATATGATCTTCGTTGTCAAATTCAATCAGCATTGGCAAATTTTGAAAGGTCTGCGATTACTAATAATATATTAGCAAATGATGATACCACTGATGCCGAAAAACAAGTAGAATTAGGCAAATCATTAAAGAAAATTACCGAAATAACGTATGAGCTAGTATTACGGTCTATAATAAAAGTAGACACACCAACTGCTTCAATTGAGGACAAACAATTAATTGCTGAATGGTTACATGATATAGGACGAACTTCTTTTGGGTCTATATCAGAAAAAATAGTAGAAATAACAGATGTAGGTTTTAATAACATCATAGAATTTGATTGCGAAAAGTGTTCATCTAAATCTTCTACTCCTATTGTGTTTGATCCGACCCTTTTTTTCGCCTAAGGCTCTTACAATCAACTCCTGACGAAATTCAGGAAATCTTACAAGAAATGAAAGATGATGTAAGAGCCTTTCAAAAGAATTTAATGGAACTGGTTGTGTTTTCAGATGGAATGATATCATACAATGATATGTGGATGTTGACCTATGATGAAAGAGAAATGTTTTTTGAAATTGTTAAACAAAAACTTGATGCAAAGGCAGGAAAGAAACAGCAACAAAATCTTTAGAAGCCAATACCTTCTAATTGTTTAATACTGTTACTTGCAGATGTGTGGAGTATTCCTTTTCCTCCTGCTTTATTCCATTCATTAATATTTTGTTGATGGTCATCAATTAATATATTAGGTCGACCGTCGTGCGATTTAGCAAAGTGTTTTTTATCTGAGCGTTTTACAGCATACACTCTATCTTTGCTAATACCTAAGTTTTTTTCACACCACATTGCTTTTTGAATTCCTGCTGGAGGATCCCATATTAACCGAACAGCAGGAACAGCGGTTAATATATAAGGTTGGAAAGTTGATATAAATCCCCAAAGTTGTTTCATATCAGGCATAGGAGGTAACTCTGCCCAAAATAATTTTTCTTCTGCTAATTTATCCCATAGTTCGTGCTTTCCTGAAACGTAACCATAACGTTCAGCAAAATTATAACCTAATATTTTTGTTGCACCTTCTATTAAATCTACTAAAACGCCGTCCATGTCGCAGTATATTTGAGGATAATCAAATTCTGTTAGTTTCATTTACCTTCCTTTAATGATGAGCTAAAGCTCATCACGATCTTTCATTACTTCGTAATTCAGATCGAATTTATACTATTACTATTTAACTATTTCCTGAGAGTCAAGTCACACTTAGCCTGTTTAAGGCTAAGATAACTATTTCCTTCGGACATAGCACATTCTAATAGAACAACCAAATAGGTTAAGGCGGTTGGGCTGTACCTTTTTACGTTCTGCTTATCCAACGCAGGTTTATATAAAGCAATTAGATCTACCTTATATACCTTGTAGGTTCCAATTGTCAGGAGAGCCTACTCATTTTTTCTGCTTTTGCCACGGAGATCCGAACGAGCGTACTCGTTCTCAACCGGTCTTACGACAATAGAGGCTGTGGTACCCCTTCAACTGAGAGGTATTTAATTGAGCCATTGTTTTGTTCCATAAAATCTTTGTAGCTTGTAAAAATCCAGCCTTTATAATTTGCGTGTCTATATGTATAAAATGAGGAATTAAGTAAGTGTTCTTGGAAGCCTATGTATTTGCCTTTGCGGTTAAATTTTAGTATCAATAAGTTTAAATCTTTTTCTTCTGCCACTTCTAGTATTTGTTCTATCCATTCATCTAATAGTCTAATATCGCCTTGGTATAGTAATTGGTGGAAAGGGAAATCAGCATACGATTTACATTCAACATTAAAATATTTCCAGTCGTCGGGTGGTATTATGTCTCCTCTGAAGGATTGTACCTGACCCTCGGATAAAAAATCTTTTCTTGCAACATTAGAGCCGCCAACATAAGCACCCGACGATGGAGTTCTTACAAAGCTCTCATTATATAAATCCGATAGTTCTTTTGCTATTTCTCTTTCAAATGAACTGCCTTTTATTTTACTTTTACTTGGCATTAAGTATTTTTGATAATTTCCAAGGTGTAAAACATACAGTTCCTAAACTGAAATAATCTGCACCTTTACCTTTATAGTAATTTACAATATCTATATGATCAATCCCTCCTCCTGCGATAATCTTCACTGAGGGAAAGTGTGTCTTTATGTAATCTATGAGTTTGATCGTGTAACTTATCAATTCCTTTCCGCTCAATCCTCCGCCAGTAATAGGGAGGGTGTTGGAGCAGTGGATCTGACCAAACCCAATGTCTAATAATCGCTTGATTTCGTCCTCTGTAGATAGGGGCGATATTTTGGCTATACACCATTCTCGTTTATTATCCCAAAATGCATTATAAAACTTAGTAAGAGCTTTATAATCTATTTCTACTTTATCGATATTTGGACAACTTAAATTTAATTCTAAGTTTACATGATCGGGTATGTCTTTTGCAAAGTCACCCCAATCTCTAGGCATAATTGCGGCAATACTTATAACTTCTTTGCCGTTGTTTCTGTATTTATTAAGTCCGTGTTTTATACCCGGATTACGGAGTCCTAATTCGTTCTTCCATCCTTTTTTAGAAAAATCATATCTAAGAGTTCTAAATAGTTGTTTAATTAATCCTGGTCTACGTAATATTGTAAAAGAACCTCTAACATTAATTGCATTTTTATGTTTAATATAATTGCCAAACGGGGCCGCTATAAAAAATTTAAATTGTTGGTTCTGAGTCAAGTCGTTCTTTGTTATCTGCATAAAAGTTATATGCCTCCGAGTCATCTAAACAATGTCTGGTTTCTCCGTTTTTAAAGACGTATACATATCCCATATCTAATGGTGCCAATCCAGCTCCTCCTCTAGATTGTTGAGTTATGTCTAATAATGATCTTCTATCAATCCATGGTGTTTCAGACATGTTCTAGTACTTCCTTATCGCAACTAAATGATGTAAATCCATCTTCTTTAACTACATTTAATATATCATTTACTCGTCCTACAAGTTCGTCTTTATGTGAAATTAAAAATATATTTTTATTTCGTTCCCTTGTAATTCTTTTAAGCTCAGCCAATGCAGACTCAACTCCGGTTGTGTCCATTCCGGAGTCAATTAATTCGTCTATAAACATTAAATTAATTGGAGTATTCATAGATTCAAATATATCCCTAAACGAGAAACTTAAACCTAGTATAAGCCTATTACGCTCTCCTCGTGATAAGTTATCAAAATCTAAATCTCTTCCATGCTCTGTAATTTCTACAGTTAAATCACTTTGAAAATTTACATAATGTGGTAGACCTAGTTTTTGTAAGTAATATTTAAGCCTTGTATTTAAATATGCTAAGTTTTGGTCTATAATCTTCTTTCTTATAAAAGAATCCTTATTTGTAAGAAGCTTTAATAAAAATTCTTGGTGTTCTTTTAAATTATTTAATTCGTTAATTTTGTTCCAATTTATTTCTTGTAATCCTTTATCTTGAAGTGTTTCTATTTGTTCTATGTACTGATTTGTTTCTGTTAATTTACTTTCTAATTGATTTGATAACGTATCTAATGTTGTTTTGTGATTATATGCATCGCTTATTTTATCATAATGGGTAATTGGTTGCTTGCCTAACGATCCTAGGTCTTCTCTTTCTCGTTTATACTCAGACACTTCTTCTGTATAATTTTTTAATTTATCTTCTTTTGTTTTTAATAGTTTTTTATGCAACTCATCATCTAATGGTTTTCCACATACGTAACATGCATCATCTTTTATACTTGATAGGTCTTGATTTAACTTGGAGATTTTGGTGTCAATTTGTGCAATATTCCCGTCTAATTGCGACGTTTTTCTTTGAAGCTCACTATATGCTTCTAAGTCCTTATGAGCTTGCAATTCTATATCTATATCTACTTCAGATAATTCTAGTAATTTATTTTTTAATTCTTCTATATTTTCTTTATGCTTCCTGTCCCACAAATCACTTCGACGTTGTAAATCGTTAATAGAACTTTCTATTTGTTCATTTGCTTGTTGAATTCCACCTATTCTGTATTCTTCTTCTTTATGGTTATCTTTTGTTTCTTTAACTAATTCTTTTAATAATGCCGCTTTTTCTGAAAGTAAAGTAATACCTAACAATTCTTCTATTAAGTTTCGTTGATCATTTTGTTTCATAGCAAGAAAAGGTTCTGTGTATGTATTAAGTGCCATAACATGTTTAAACATATTATGTGTCATACCTAGAACTTTATCTATTTGCTTTTGTGTTAATTTACTTTCACCTTGTCCTTCGTCTGTTTCATCTATTTGTTCAGAGTCGTTAACATAAAATTTTAATATACCTGGTTTACGTCCTCGTTCAATTCTATACGTTACACGATTGCATGAAAATTCAATCGTGACAAGCATATGTTTGCCATTGGTTTTATTGATTAAATTATCACGTCTGATATTAGTTAATGGAAGACCAAATAGACCATAAGATAACGCATTTACAAGAGTTGTTTTTCCTGTACCATTGCGTGACCCGTCTCCGCCTAAATCTAAATTGTTTCCAAGAACTAAAGTTAAACCAGTATCGTTTAAAAGAACTCCTTGTGTTACATTACCAACACTCATAAAATTCTTGATGGTAATTTCTTTGATAGTAAGCATAATCTATTATTATACAGTCAGATTGTTATAGATGTCAACCAATTTATTGTTATCAATATGGGTCGATTTAATAGTAGAAAGTTCGCTTAATACTATTTGATCTACAGATTCAAATTTTGGAACCTCTCCTTCGGACCAATCTACCTCGTGTTCGTCCTCTCGTTCTGGTAATAATACTATTTCTCGTAATTTATATTCGTCTGTAAATGCTTGTTTAATATGAGTTGCTTCTTCATATGAAATATCTATGTCTAATGTTACTCTTATATATGTTTTTGGTTTTAAATATTTTTCTGGTGCATCAATTAATTTACTAAGATTAATTGTTTTAAATGATGGTGCATTTGGCCATGCAGTATATTGTGGTTCTTTACCCCATTCTAATATCATCATTCCTCTATTATCTTGCCAAGTATCAGAATAATTATGTGGAAAAGTATTACCTATATACACTACATTTTTTTGTTGTTGTCTATTATGAAAGTGACCGCTAAAAACATATTCTTGATTTTTAAAATGTTGTTGTCCCAATCCTCCATTTTCTGGCATTGCTACAAGTTGATTCATTTGAAATCCGCCTAATTCGAAATGACCAAATATATACCTAGATTTTATATTAGGCATTTCCTTCCATTCGTCTTGTACCAACCATGGAACAATGCTAACATCACCTTCTGTAAAAATACTATTTACAATATGTACATTATCATATAATCCACCAAATGCTACACTATTAATTTCTCGTTTATCTCTGTAAAATAAATCATGATTGCCCATTATAACAAATACATTTGTAAATGCTTTAGATAAAAATTCTAAATTAGACATTGTATAATTTAATGTGCTAACATTAATAGATGCCCTATGATGATGCCAATCACCTAAAAATATACAAGTTTCACATTTTTCTTTTTTAGCTTCTTCAATAAACCATTTAATAAATTCTTCACAATCTGTATTGTGTAATCTACTATTATTTCTTAAACCAAAATGTATATCTGTAAAACATGCTACTTTTTTAAATAAATTATTTGTCATTTTTTTTATCTCTTGCACGTAAAAGGGTTGCATTAAACGATATCATAATTCGTTCTCCTTCTCCTTTAAAAGGATACACTGAATGTTTAATCCAAGACGGCCACATAAAAACATCTCCTGTGGTTGGTTGTAATCCCCAACTAGAGTTAAACATATGAGTTGAAACTCCATTAACTATCCAATTAATATTACCTTGAGGCCACGGCTTTTCAGGTACATCTAAATAAATTGCTCCACTAAGAATTGCTCCTCCATAATGATGTTCATGTAAAATATGGAAATCTCCTTCTTTTAAAACAACAAACCAACAATCTTTAATAGAAACTTTCAATGACGATATATCTTCGTCAATTTCTTTTATATATTCGTCTTGTATATCTCGCATACCCATATCGAATACACTAAATTTAGCAGATTGTAATCCATAATTATAACTAGTTATATTAATAATATCTTGAATAATATTATCAAAATGTTTTTCTTGAAACTCTTGTTCTATTAGTAGCATTTCACCACTAACAATAGAATTTGATTGACTTTCTTGTGATCTAGTTCCTTGGATTATTTGTCCTTTGGTTTTTAATTCTTCGATATATTCTCGATCACTTCGGTATGCATTTACACAATCTAATGTTTTTTTTAAAACATCGGGTTGTAATTTATAATATAAAATATTAGGACCAAATGGATTAAAAAAACTTGCATCAGTTCCAATATCGGAATTAATATTAATATTACTATAAAGCATTATACTTCTCCCCTTTTTGGGTTAATAAAATAGAATTAAAAGAAATCATAATTCGTTCTTTATCACTTTTAAATGGATATACTGTATGTAATAACCATGCAGGCCACATAATAACATCGCCTGATTTAGGACTAAGTTGCCATGTACTATTATACATAGTGTTTTCTCCGCCAGGAGGAATCCAATTTATATTACCTTGTGGCCAAGGTAACTCAGGTACATCTAAATATATTGCTCCACTCATAGTTGCTCCAGATGTAGAATGTTCATGTAGTATATGAAAATCTCCAGCCTTCATTTTAACATACCAAAGACCTTGTATTTCGGCCACATATTCATTTTCTTCTTTTTTTAGTTTTTCAATGGCATCAGAATCATCTCTTAATGCAAGATCATCTTTAGCATGAGAAGTAACAATTTGAGCATATGTTAATGTTAAATTTGTAATTACATCTATAAGAATTTGTTTATCATTTTCTTCTAAAAATTCTGTACGTATAGGATACATTTCTCCATCAACTATACTATTTTTTTGATTTTCTTTTCCTTTAGTACCGTGAACAATTTGACCAATTGCATTTAATTTATCTTTTATATCTTGTTGGCTACTAAGTTTATTAATTATTTCTAACAGTTCTGCTGTATGTCGATCTTTTAATGACATATAAAACATGTTAGGTCCAAACGGATTAAATAACCTAACATTTGTTGCAATGTCTTCATTAAAATCGATTCTACTATGAAGCATTATACTTCGCCTCGTTCTCTTCTTTCTGTTTCTGCTTTTTCAGCAATAGCAATTTGATGTGCTACTTGTCTAGTATAACTAGGATTATGTCCTGCTTTTTCTAGTAGATCGTCACGTATATTTTGACTACGTTTTTCGACATTTAATACTCGTGTAAAAGAATTTGTAATTGCGGCAGTATAATATGCAAATGGGTTTTGTGATTTGCTCTCATCAAATTGTAATGAAATTTGTGATAGTTGCAATAATGCTTGCGACCGCATTTCATCTACATAAGTGTACCCTCGCCAATTAGATCGTGTAGCATATCGTTCTGTAAGTTTCATACACATATTAGCAAGTTCATCTGTCATGTATCCATGTTCAACACAAAACTTACCTGTAGAAATAGTGCCCTTCCAATGTGATCTTGCTACTTCTTTATATCTGTTTTTATTTTGATTCCAAACATAGTGTTTAAAAGGAGGAAAATTTACTTTAGCATGATGATCCGCTATTGTTTTAGGTTTATTTTTTCTGCCTGGTTCTAAAGGTATGTGTGCAAAGTCATAAACTCTATAAACAATATCATTTGGATCAATTTCTACTTCTACATCCTTGTCAATTTCTAATCGTTTTTTACGATTGGTAATTGCCTCTTCTTTATTTTCGTCTGTTAAATCTTCAATATCAATACAATTAACATGTTCTGCTACAATTAAATCGTAATCCTTAAATTTATCATGTGTATATGCACAATATGTCTGTTTTGATAAATGTATTTGTTTTAAAATATCTTTATTGTTTAAATAATTTCGTTTTACAGCCATGATTCTCCGTGGTTATTTACTGCTATTATTATACATTATAAGGTAAAAAAAGTCAAGAATTTTTCGAATAAATATTAATATGAGAATTCTTGAACTTTTTGAAGCAATTGCTAAAACACCGGTTGTATTTTATGGAGGCAGATTCCAGCCTATGCATAAAGGGCATTATGGTGTATATAAACATTTAAGTGAAAAGTTTGGTGCCAACAACGTATTTATCGCTACTATGTTTGGTAAAAAACAACAACAGGCACATGCGGCAGGTGACTACTCTACTGATCCATTTACATTTCAGGAGAAGGCAGATATAATTGCAACAATGTATGGAGTACCAAAAGATCATATTATAGAAACTATGCCATACAGACCTGATTTAACTAAAGTAGGAAGGGATCCTTCTTCTAATTATGTAGTATTAGCATTAGGTGTTAAGGATGCTGAACGATTAAAATCCGGTAATGTTGTACAAGAATATACTGAAAATATATTACCTGAACCTTCTGTAGACCCTGAAACAGGACAAGAGCGTTCTTACAAATATACAGTACCTAGTATGGAAGGCGGAATGAACGCTTCAAAATTTAGATCCGATATAATAAAAGAAGATGATCAATTACAAATGCGAGAATTATTCAATGATTATTTTGGAAACATACAAACCGATTCTAAATCTAGAGATAGAATATTTGGCATAGTAATGCGAGGAATTAGGCGATGAAAGATATACGAGCAAGAGTATCGTTACCAAGAAATAGTGATATATTAGAAACAGAGTCTGGTGCACCAAATCCTATTTTATTACCCCTTAAAAAATTTAATGGGATAATTTGGCCTTACACACCAACTATTAATATATCTCATCAAGCAGAATATGGTGAATATGAAACGGCACATACAAATTATCCTGTTAGTTATTTTACTAAAAGTAGACCGCCTAATTTACAAGTGTCTGGTCCGCTAACTGCTCAATCTGCGGCAGAAGGGCATTACATGATTGCAGTTTTGCATTTTTTACGTATTGTAACAAAAATGCATTTTGGGATGAATGATAAAAAAAGAGGAACTCCTCCACCTGTATTAAAATTTAGTGCATATGGTGATTTAATGTTTAGTAATGTTCCAGTTTTAATTCGTTCATTTGCATATGATTTAGGACAAGATGTCGATTATATAGATGTAGAAACAGATTCAGCAGAAGCAGGATTTTCAGATGGATTTAATTCAAAAGTACCTAGCATGTTAAATTTGGTAATTGATATGGTAATACAACAAACTCCTAGTAAACTTAGAACAAAATTTACTATGAACGATTTTAAATCAGGAAAATTAGTTAAGGACGGATTTATTTAATGGCAACATATAAAACTAATAGTATATACGCATTAACTCCGATGGATGCAGGTAGATTAGGAATATGGAAAGCACCAGAAGTCGAGGTTACAGGTAATGAAATAACTATGATAATTTCAAGACACCATAGAAATCGTCCTGATCTTTTAAGCAACGAATTATATGGGACACCTCAGTTATGGTGGGTTTTTAAAATGTTAAATCCTGATAAGTTAAATGATCCTGTATGGGATTTTAATGAAGGTGTAGAAATATTAACACCTAATCAGTCTGATATAAGTTCATATTTGCAGTAGAGGAAGAAAATATGTCTGAAGAATTTGGGTTTTTAGAGCCAAACACCCAACAAGAAAAAGGGTACGAGCAATTTGGTCGAAGACAAGCGGCCTCCGCAACAAAAACAAAGTCTTCTTATGCTCCTAAAGATTCTTTAAAATATTCCCATAGGGGTTTTTTAGGTAATGCTTTAAGTTCTATGCCTTCCGCAACATATTATCTTCGATTAAGTATATGCCATCCAACTATTGTTCATAATTTATCTTTAAACAATAAGAAAAAAATAGTAATCGCCGAAACTGCAACAACGGCAGTATTTAATATAGTAGATTTAGAAATAATGGCGGCAGTAAGTTGGAATCAAGGAACTAGATCTGCACAAGGAAAAGGTTTTAACATAACAATAGTTGAAACACATGGCGCCGCATTATTAGATTATATTAATAGAGCATGTAAAGATTTAGGAATTAAAACACCAAAAGAAGCAACATACTTATTAGAAGTAATGTTTAATAATGGTAATGCAGAAAATGTAGAGGCAGGACAGTCTGAATATTATTTTGTTTATCCTCTTATGTTAGAAAGTATGAATATATCAATAACAGAAAAAGGTGGACAATATAGAATATCTGCAACATCACCAGGTGTTTCATCATATGCCGGTGGAACTGGCCCAACTATAAAAAATGTTTCTACTTTAGCCGCATCTACATTAGGCGAATGGGTTAAAGGATTTCAAGCATTTCTAAATAAATGTGCCCAAGATGAAGTTGATGCTGAAGCACATTTTATTAAAGATGAATATTATATTATATTAGATCCCAAATGGAAAGATTATAAATTTGCCAATTTAAAAGCAACCACAAATGACCGATCAACACGACATTTTACAGATAGTTCTAAGTTAATGATTCAGATAGCAAAAGGATCTCACATTCCAGATATTTTGAATACTGTAATGGGAGCAACAACAGAATTTCAAAGTGTAGAAACTACCGATGGGAAAGGGTATTTACGACAAGAAGGTCCTGATGGTCCTATGACAGATGCATCAAATATTGCGGTAGTTTTTCGTTTAGTTTGTGATATGAGATTTGGTGAATACGATATAAAAAGAAAAAGATATTCTAGAAAGTATTTGTATTCGTTTGCACCATATAAAGAACCCGCTGTTTATTCAGGTGAATTAGCTACACAATTTAATGATCCTGATGTAATGAAAAAACGAATAAACAAATTATTAGAAGAACAATTACTTACTAAACGATACGATTATAATTTTACAGGATTAAACACAGAAGTATTAAATTTTGATATGAATTTTAATCTCACATATTTTAGAGCAATGCCAATTAGAGCAGGACACCAAGCTCAAAGAGAAGGATCACAAAATTCAAAAAAGTTAAAAGTAGGTGCTTCTCAAAACGGTGAAGAAGCAAAAAAGATGAGAAAACCAAATGATTTGCCTCCATCTCTTAGAAAATATTATGGTAAAACATATGGACCTATGAGCGATCAAGGATTGGTATATGGTGCAAATCCTACAGATGCAGAAGGATTAGAAAAAGCTCAAGCGGCACTTGCAAGTGAAACTGGCACAAATGTTAGAAAAGGCAGTGGTTTATTTGTAGAGTCGTATGCATTACCTTCGACTCAAGAAGACATTTCAATGTATACTGTTTCGTCAGATACTGTAGATACAGATGATGCCTTACAAAAAAATATAACACCTGATCAAAGTACAGGCCGGATACAATTAGGTAATATGTATATGGAATTATCTGGCGGTAATGAATTGGCTAAAATAGATTTAGAAATTAAAGGTGATCCATTTTGGTTAGGTATGTCAAATTTAACTAAACAATTTAGAAATGCTACTACAGGTATAGCAGATTTTGCAATATACGAACAGGGAGCAAATTTATTTTGGTTAAATGTTAGAAGTCCTGTAGAACCAGATGAAGATACAGGAAAAATGGAATTTGTCGACAATACAACAATAAGTGGAATATTTAAAGTAACTTCTGTTATATCACGATTTACAAATGGAGCATTTACTCAATCATTAGGAGCAGTAAGGGATCTTGGAACTAATTATGAAAAAGCTCGACCTACTTTATTGAGATTTACAAGTGAAGAAGAAATTAGTTTAGAAAACCGTGCGGCAAGAGATAAAGCCTCAGCTCAAAGTGCATACTCTGATAAGGAAAAAGGAGAAGGCGGATATAATCAACAAAAGTTTAACAAAGAACGATTTGAAGAAGAACTAGCCGATCAACAATCTAGGGAAGATGCATAACAGGAAATAAAATGGCAACATATAAAACACAATTTGGCGAAAAACCTCCAGTAGGTAGTTACGCAGGGTTTGGTGAAAGACCCGATAAAGATGGCAATTGGTCTTTTCCTAGTACAGATGATATTGGAACTAATATTGAGATAGCAAGATTGCATCCTAAGTTACGAAAACTTGCGGCAAACTTTGTTATAAATGCAAAAGCTCACGGAAGCATTTATATTATTAAAATAATAACAGGTGTTAGACCATTGAGTAAACACAAAGACTTACGTAAAAAAGATACACTTAAACATGATTATAAAGATAGTCATCACTTAACAGGTACTGCATTTAGAATAGAAGTTGTTAGTGTTAATAGTGTAAACAAAACAAAATATTTACATGAAGCAGACGGATCTGTAACATCTGCAAATAAAGCACATTGGAAAGAAATAGGACAACTTGCAGAAACTCAAGGTTTTCATTGGGGCGGTAATGGCGGAGATGATTTATTTCAAAAATATACAGATGCAAATTATGGAACAGGTTGGAATAAAAATTATTTTGAATTTAGAGATTGTGGAAGACGTAGAGGTGCAAAAAAATATTGGTCTAGGGAAAAAGATGCAGACCAATGGTTTGAATTAGGATGTGTACCGGAGTAAAATATGGCAGTAGAATTTAAAACACAGGTAGCAGTAAACGGAAGTGGTGGTAGTAATATTAAGATTAGATCTATGCCCTATATGTATAGAGCATATATTAAACGAACTCTTGATTCGGCCGCTATGGGTAGATTACAAGTTTATATACCTGAAATTGGACATCCTTCTAGAGAAGATACATGGATTAGTGTTAGATATTTGTCACCGTTTGCTGGAGCATCTAATCCGTACTTACAAAAACCAATGTCTACTGCATTTAAAGACACCCAAACTGCTTACGGTATGTGGATGGTTCCGCCTACTATAGAAACAGAAGGGTTAGTAGGTTTTATTAATGGAGATTTAAACGAAGGAGTTTGGTTAGGTTGTTTCTTCCAAGAAAATGTTAATTTTACAGTACCGGGTATTCCGTCTGCTATGACATATGAAGGACCAGCACCTGGTGCAGAAAAAAACAAGTATGATAAATTACCTACATTACGCCCTGCTCATAAGCCAATGAAAGAAGCTCTTGAATTACAGGGACTTCTTTCATTAGCTCAATATGATGCAATTAGAGGAACATGTACTAGCGGTGCTAGAAGAGAAAGTCCTAGTAGAGTATTTGGTATTCTAACACCAGAACAACATCAATTTGTAATGGATGATGGAGATGATGCAGGTATCGATAAAGGTATACGATTACGAACTGCTGGTGGTGCCCAATTATTACTTAATGACGAAAAAGGAATAGTATATATTATTAACAGAGATGGAACTGCTTGGGTAGAACTTACTAATGAAGGCAAAATGGATGTGTTTTGTACAGACGATATATCTTATCATTCACTTAAAGATTTTAATTTACATGTTGACGGAGACATTAATATACAATCAAAGGGTAGTATAAAAATAAGAGCAGAAGGTTCAGATGGAATTAATATAAATGCTACAACAGGTGACTTTCAAATGAAGACTGCAATGAATTATGTTATACAAGCAGACTTAGATGGAAGTCTTATAACTGCTGGTCAAACTACTGTTAAAGCGGCAAGATTAGATTTAAATGGTGGTAGTGCTACAGATGCAGTTCCTCCAGAGCCTGCTCCATTAGTCGGAAATGTTAGTGTATTACAAAGTGTATGTACAAGAGTACCTGAGCATGAACCATGGTTAGGACACGAAGATAAAAAATTAATGCCACTAGGTGAAGGTTTAACACCGGGGTTTGCAGGTTAATGAATGGCTACTAGATATAAAGAATTACCGATAGAGATAAATTATGATGATCAATCATTATCACCTCATTATTCTTCTACTCCTATAAACACCAAGACAGCCGCAATAAGTGACGCCGGACTTAACTTTATGTTAGGTAAAGAATTATATCGCGGCCATCGCCATTGGGATGGTGAAAAATATGTAATGGGTTATAGATATTCTGGTGATGCTTTTCCTAATGGTATAACAGAAACAAATGCATATAGATTATGGATTACAGATGTTACTAAAGCACAAAATAATCTTCGCAAACGGTTAAACAATAGTCCTGAATTTGTTTTACAGCATCAATGGGATGCTTTAGTTAGTATGTTTTATGATACTGGTTCAATCGATTATACCCAGACTGAAGGATATGAATTTGATTTAATTTATTTTATTCAAAAAGGTACTATTGACCAAGTATCATCTGCAATACAAATAGATAACAGAACTCCTACTCGTAGAATTGCAGAAGCGTCATTGTTTAGATTATGTAACTATGGTAGCATGAAACCTAGGTCATGGTTACGGAACGAAGGTATTCAATATATAAGAAAAAATTATCTTACTCTTAAAAATAAAGATGGTGGTGTTGATAAAACTGCTCAACAGCAAGCCCAATATGCTTATTATAAAGAAACTACTAAATTTATAAAAGATATATCTGAAATTGACAGACGCAGAATTATTAATTTAGTAAAACAAGAAACAGATACTACTATTGATGCTAGTACACCTGTTGAACAGTATGTTGTTAAAACTACACCTGAAACAGAATATGCTCAACTTAGTACATTAATTTCAACAACAACTACAACAGAAGCACCACAAACTGGTTTACCTATTACTATTTCTGAAACTACAACAGGCACTACCACAGGAGGTGGTGGAGGGGGAACAGGCTCCGGTACTGGCGGCGGAACATCTACACATTCGCATATTGTTTCACAATGGTTACCGCCCGGTGGATCTGATGGTCAATTTTTAAATCACTTAGGTTCATGGTCAACTCCGGTAGGCTCGGGGGATAATGTATTTAATGGTGTATTTGCTAATTTAACTGAAGTACCAACAACTATTGCAGGATATGGAATATTAGATGCATTTTCAGGAAACTATAATGACTTAACAAATAAACCTAATTTGTTTAGCGGTAGTTATGATGACTTAACAAACAAACCAAGTAATTTTTCCGGAGCATCTTCGTCAGTAAATGGAGCATATGGATTTGTTCCTGCACCAGTAGCAGGAGATCAATTAAAATATTTAAGTGCAACAGGTGTATGGGCAGTACCACCTAATACAACATATGTTAATTCTGACTGGGATCATAATCAATTAACAAATTGGTCCGCAGATCAACACATAGATTGGACACAAGATCAATCAGGTATTCCTAAAGAAATACACGCAAACAACTATGCTGGTGGAGCTCCATTTGGAGGAGCAACATCTACTACAGACGGAACAGAAGGTTTAGTACCTGCACCAGTAGCAGGAGACGAAGTTAAATTTTTAAAAGGCGATAGAACATGGGCTACAGTTTCTAGTTATGATCAAACTTTAAACACAACAGATGATGTAACATTTAATGATTTAATTGTTAATGGCACTCTTACAGCAACAATTTTTGATCAAGATTTAAACACAACAGATGATGTAACATTTGATGATTTAATTGTTAATGGTAATCTTACAGTCAACGGAACTCAAACAATTGTAAACAGTACTACTCTTCAAGTAGATGATATACATATTGAAATAGGAACAGTAGGAACCCCAACAAATGACACAGCAGATGGAGGCGGTATTATACTTAAAGCCGCATCAGATAAAACTATTACCTGGAGTAAAACTACAGACATGTGGGGATTTAATACTTCTGTAAATGTTGGCGGATTAATTCATATATCAACCGAACAAGGGTCTACGCCAACACAACCAGCAGATGGTGAAGGTGGATATTTTTATACAAAAGCAGACGGAAAACCATACTGGATGAGTTATGAACAAACTGAAGTAGATTTAACAGATGCAGGTGCATTAACTGTATCAGGATTAACTGATACTACAATAACAACTCCTTCAGGAGGAGATGTATTAACGTGGGATTCTTCAAATAACAAATGGATAAATCAAGCAGGTGCCGCAGGAACTGTAGTAGGATTAACAGATACAACTATAACAAGTGTTCAAGCCAACGATGTATTAACTTGGGATGGAGCGGCTTGGATAAATTCTCCTGCTTCAGCTGGAGGCGGAGGTGGTGCGTTAGGAGCACCAACTGATACAACATTTAACGACGGAGCCTATTATCAAAAAAGTTCTACTTATAGTGGAGGCACATTGTTATCTGGGTTTGACGTTACTGGTACTATAACTGATGCAATGGATGGGTTAAACGAAACTATTAAAAATATAAAAAATAATACATATGTTCAAGGTGCGGCATTTACTAATTCTCCATTAGAAGGCGGAGCATCTCCTGCTGTGCCATTAACTGTAAGATTTACTATTTCGAATCCAGGAGACGCTACTCATGCAGATTGGGAGTTTGAAGATGTTACAACACCGGCTAATACAGTTAATGTAGCAAACGATACAACTACAATAAGCAACGGATATTATGATCAAAGTTTTACATCTGTTGCAGGTGGTGATATTAA